GCTGTCATTGTTGTATGAGAATTAAATTAAAAAAATGACAGCAAGGAGCTATACATAAATGTTTCAGAAATCAATTATATAAGAAGAGCTAAAGCTAAATCTATATTTAAATAAACCACAAATAAATTACCGTTAAAAATGCACTAGCATAGAGGAGTATAAATATGTTAAAAGTAGCAATTATAGATAGTGGGATTGATTGGGATATACTAAAAAATAATGAGGTTATTGACTCTAAATCCTTCTTATACAAAAATAAAAAAATAGAAATAAATGATAATGTTATTGACGAAAGTTATCACGGTACATTTTGTTATCAGGTTATTAATGAAGAGCATATCCCTATAGAATACATTATTATAAAGATTTTAAATAAAAAAAATGAAGGACATTCACTGGGATTAATACAAGCACTAAGATATTTATATAAGAAAAAAATTGATATTATAAATCTTAGTTTAGCAACAGTTTCAGATAAATATTTACTAGAGTTAAATCATATATGTGAAAAACTAAAAGAAAAGGGAGTAATTATTATTTCTTCTTTGAGTAATTCAATGAAATTAAGTTATCCTGCTAGATTACCATCGGTAATAGGGGTTGTAGGAAATATATTAAAACACAGCAATGAATATTGGTACTCACCTAATAAAAAAATTCAAATAGTATCTGATTGTATGCCTGTTTTAGTAAAAAATAAAAATGGTCTATATACATTTTTTGGTGGGAACAGTAAAGCTAGTGCAAAGTTTACTAATATATTAATAAATCTTATTAATAGCAACAACAAATATGAAAGTGTAATTGATATTATAGAAAAAAATTCAAAGAAATCTTTTTGGGAAACAAGTGAATTTGATTATACTATAAAAATAGATAAAATATATCATCCTATTGAGGAGGATATCGTTTTTAAGGAGTTAAAGGATATTGTTATTGATGTATTAAAAATTACAAATTCAGAGAACGGAAAGCTTCTTACACATAGTCTTTTTAATCCAACTTGGGGTATGACAAAAGAAAAGGCTGGTGAAATATTTAATAATATAGAGATTAAATTTAATTTAGATTTTAGTAAGAAAGAAGTAAGAATGAACAGAGTGGAATCTTTATCAACATTGTATAATTTCATCATTGGAGAATTAGTATGATAGAAAAAACTGTTATTAAGGAATTTATACATAGAATATTTAAATACAAATATCACCATATAGGTGCTGCTATCTGCTCAGTGATATATTCTATTTGTATTTTAATACAGCCAGTATTATTAATGAAAATAGTAGATTATGGTATAGCCAAAGGTGATATAAATTTTATTTTAAAATATATTATCTTTTATATATTGTTATTAGTAGTAGAGTGTATACTGGATTACTTTACTAGTTATCTTTATGCCGTAATAGGTAAAAATTTTACTAGGACTCTAAGAATTGATTTATTAAAACATATTGAAAGATTACCAGGGAGCTATAAAGCTGATATAAATATGGGAGAATTATTTACTATATATGATAGAGATATTGATAATGTTGAAAGTATATCATCTAAATTATTATTTACAACTATAATACAAGTTGTTACATCAATTTTTATGTGTAGCTATTTATTATTTTTACAACCATCATTATTTTTTTTAGTAGTAATAATTCAGCCTTTAGTATTTTTTACTCAAAAGCATTTCAATAAGCGAATTGTTAAGTTAACAGAAGAAACTAGAATATGTCTATCTAATATGGTCAAAAATGTAAATGAATTTTTTCGCATGTTATTATATGGTAAATCATTAGGATTTTCTGAGTATTTTTGGAAGAAATATTTTAATCATGAAAGAGAGTATAGCCTTAATTCTATCAAAATAAATAAAGAGTATTCAAAGGAAATGAATATAATTAATTTTTTAAATGGAATAAGTACTATAATTATTTACGGAATTGGGGGATTGCAGATAATTTATGGAAATTTAACTATAGGAGCATTAATAACATTTAATCAATATTCTCAAAAGTTGTTTTCTCCAATTATACGTATTGTTGAAAATACCATCACATTTAAAAAAGCTAAGATTTCTATTTATAAAATAATGAATATATTAAATGAAAGAACCGAGTATGAAGTTAGGAATGGTAAAAAAAGTTTATTATCAGTAACTAAAGGTGTTAGCTTTAATAATATAACATTTAGTTACAATGGAGTAACTTCTGTCCTAGATAACTTTTCAATATCATTTCCAAAAGGAGCTATAACAGGAATTGTAGGTGAAAGTGGTGGGGGAAAATCTACAATTATAAATTTATTACTAAGAAATTGGACAGAAGATAGTGGTAGTATCAAAATAGATGAAAATGATATTAATAACTATACATTAAAAAGTATTAGAGAGAATATTTCAATAGTTACTCAAGAAATAGTACTTTTAAATGATACGATTTATAATAATCTTACAATGTTAAATAGTAAAATAAAAAAACAACAAGTTGATGATATATTAGATGTTATTCAAATGTCTGATTTTATTAAAACATTACCTAATGGTCTAGATACAGAAATAGGAGAAGGAGGGGTTAAGTTATCAGGTGGGCAACGACAGAGAATTGCAATTGGAAGGGCACTATTACGTGACTCAAAGGTTATAATTTTTGATGAGGCAACATCTTCTTTGGATAATAACTGTCAAGAACTTATTATGGAAAATTTATATTCTCAATTTGAAAATAAAGTAGTTATCATAATTGCACATAGATTATCTACAATAAAAAAGTGTGATGAAATAAATGTTTTAAAAAATGGAAAGATAATAGAGCGTGGAACATATAAAGAGTTGATGGCTAAAATGGGTGAATTGTTTAGAATGGAGAATAAATAATGACTTTAATAAAAGTTATGGAAATATAACGATCTAAAAGAGAGACAGTGTAAAAAAATGTGTAAACTAAATAAAAACTACTCCTCCTTGGAAATAATTGAGATAAATAATTATTACAAGGAGGAGTTTTTATATGTCAAGTTTGTCGAAAGAATTATTAAGAGATTATATTGAGGAAGATAGTTATCGTAGAGAGTGATTGATGGTATTTGTATATTATATTCCAGTAGAACAGTAGGTTCACTTAATTAAAACCTTTGATTTTGATTAAAGAAACAACTTGTTCATATGTAGGTACCGCCATAACTTGCAATTTAATGATAAAATATTGAAATGGCAAAAACAAAATATTTTTTAGGAGAAATTACTAATTAAATTTTTTGTAAGGATAAAGTAAGATTTTAATGTTCTATCATTTATATACAAAATAGATAGAATTACTATACAGCATAAGTACAGTAGAGATAATTTTTTATTTTAATATTATTGTAGAGTGTCAAAACTTAACACTTTTGGACTAAGGGTATTTTTGGCTTGACATATATTTTTAATCAACGATAAAATAATACTTAATAAGGGGTCAAAAATCATGGTCAAAAGTAATGGTATAAATTTTGGTGTTTTGGGACAAGTTTTGACCTTAATGGAGGGAAAATATGAATTATGGATATGCAAGAGTTAGTACAATAAAACAAGGACATGGAAATTCTTTGGAAGAACAATTAATACAATTATTTGCAGCAGGTTGTGACCAAGTTATAGAGGAAAAATTTTCAGGGAAAACAAACGATAGACCCCAACTAAAAATATTATTAGAAAAATTACAAGAAGGTGATACTTTTACAGTTACTAAATTAGATAGATTTGCTAGGAGCTTAATAGATGGAACAAAATTAGTTCAAGAGTTACTAGATAGAGGTATAAAAATAAATATACTAAATATAGGGGTAATGGATAATACGCCTTCAAGCAAATTAATAAGAAATATATTCTTATCCTTTGCTGAATTTGAAAGAGATATGATTTTAGAAAGAACCCGAGAAGGAAAGGAAATAGCAAGGACAAAAGAGGGGTATAAAGAGGGTAGACCTAAAAAGTTTACTAAAGACCAAATAGACTTAGCTTTATCCATGCTATCTGTAAATGGAGGAGATAAAAGTTATAACGAGGTTGAGAAATTAATAGGGATTAGTGTAAGTACATTAAAGAGGGAAAATAATAAACGAAAATTAGAAAAATTAAATAATTAGTAATATTTTTGAATCGCAAACTAAAAATACCGCACATTCATTTCTGAATAGTACGGTATTTTTATTAGTTTATTATCTATGCTGCTAAATAACCCATTACATTATTATCTTTATCTTTAATTTCTAAGCACCACGAAAAGTTTCCTATAACATTAGCTGGATGTAACACTTCTGTTATTTTACTATCATTCCAAATAACTAAATAACACTTATCTTCTCCAAGCTCTATAGTTATACCTGTTTCATTTTCAACTATATCCATTACATCTAATTTTATATATAAGTCACTTTTATATAAATAAAATGTAGCTTCTTCTAAATCATAACCAGTAAATCTATCCATTATACCCTAACCTTCTTGCCCTTTCTCTTAGTATTGTTATAAGCATTAAATACTAAGATTACTATTGCTAATATAGCAAAGAAAGCTAATCCAGTTGTTATTATCCCATAGCTCCACTCTATTAAAACTATAATTACATCAATTACATTTACATTATTCATTATTTTACTCTCCTTATTGAAAGGCCAAGCAAAATATGTTATACTCTAGTTGCGAAGTAGGTGTGTAACATATGTTGCCGCCTTATTTTTTTATTTATTTTTAATCTTCTTCGCAAAATGAATCATCAAGATCATCTACATCTTCTAAATCAATTGCTTTTTCTTCTTCTGCTATTGGTGAAGGAATTTTTATATCTTTTAATTGTTTTTCAACTTCAATTCTAACTAATTCAGCTATATTTATACTGCTAGTATTTGTTTTATCCTTATTTTCTTCATAAAACCTTACAGCATTGCATATATAGTCTGTTAAATTAATTTTCTTTTTCTTTAATTCAACTAAAATTAATCTAACATCTTCATTTTTTGCTGCAAATCCTAAAGTAATTCCTCCACCTGGTTTATTAATACTAGGCATTTTATCACCTTTCCTTACATTTTCCCGTATTTCTTAATAGCTACCTTGTAATTTCCTTCAACTGTACATAGTTGAGAATTAACAGGCACATGAGCATGTTCTAAATCTTTTATTATATTGCTTTTAATATGTTGACTTGTTCCACCAACAAAAACAACTCTATCGAAACCAGTTATATCAAATTTGTGATGCTTTATATGGCCTAAAACTTCCTCATAATAGTTTTGCTTAGCTCTTTCTATATATTCAACACTATCTACATCTAATTTACCTGACTTCTTAAGTCCACCTTCATTTAGTGCTTTCTCTGCAACATTTTTATCTATTATATTACCTTTTTTATAAATAGATAATTGTTCTCTAACCAATTCTAATAGTCTATCTGTTCCACATTCCTCGATAAATCTATCTTCTTTTTTACAAACTTTATTATTGTATAGGCTAAATCCCATATTTAATCCACCAAGATCTACTATTGCTGTAGATTGTTCTGCAAATAATTTTGGTTCTAAATACATTATTCCAGCACCTTCAGCTTTTATCATTATTTCCTCTATAGTGAATTCATATTCTTTTCCATCTACAGTTATGTTTATAGGTCCATCACCTTTAATAAACTCTTTATATTCTTCTTTGGCATCTTGTATTAATAGAACACTTAAAGGGCAAGCTAAAACCATATATATTAAGTTATCCTTAGTTCCTGGTTCTAAAAGTTGAGTTATAGCTGTGTAACAACTTAATTGATGTAAAAATTGAGTTTTTGTCGTATCATCACTTTTACTTTGACCTTGTTCTCCAACTATATAATCTTTTCCATTTAATTTGACAAGATGACTTTCACCTTCTACATCTATATAACCATTTGCTAGGTCATACATTTTAGTTCTAAGCCTTATTGTTTTTATATCGTCTTTAGAACCGGATAAGTTTCTTCCAACTATCTCTGTTTCATATTTGCCTATATCAGCACTTACTACATATTTCTTCATTTTTATCTCTCCAATCAAAAAATATAATGTTTTATTGACTATACCTAAATTATACCTAAAAAATACCTACTTGTAAACACTTTTCTTTAAAAAATACCTAAATTATACCTAAAAGATAGCTAAGTATATTTTTATTGAATATTTTCCACGTTCAATACTAATTCTTCATTAAATCCATTTGTTTTTAATATATTGCATATTTCACTATAGTATTTTCTTTCTATTACCCCTTTAGTCAGTTCATTTCTACATACCATTACTATATCCCCATTAACATTTAAAAACCTATTTGGAGCTATCCATGCGTTAAATACAGTACTGCTAACAATATCTTTAATATTTTCTTTAATTTCTAAAACTTCTATTCCATCAGTTATCTCTATTTCTTTACTAATAACTTCATCAATTTCTCTTTCCTGTGCTGCTTCGATAGCATTATCTAAATTCTTAGCTTCTTCTTTTTCTTTTATTGCTCTATTTTTAGCTTGTCTTTGTTTTTCTCTATAGGCATTAATATCATCAGTAAATTGTTCTCCAGTAGTAATTCCTTTTCTTAGGCAATCATTTATTCTATCTTCGAACCATTGGTAAGTTCTAGCGTTAGTTTCTTCTGCATATACTAAAATAGATTCGATTAGATCTGCCCTAAAGTTTTTAATATGTTCTTGAAATTTAGGTAAAGTTGTTACACCTAATTTTTTACCTATAATTTTTTCATATCTGTTTTGGAAAGAGATAGGGGAGTTTTCTCCCTTACTACTATTACTAATATTACTAAAAGAAATCTTTGTAGAAGTCTCTGTAGTAATCTCTGGTATTGCTTCTGCCAAGTTGGTTGTATCATTCTGCCAAGTTGGTTGTATGGTTCTGCCAAGTTGGTTGTATGGGTCCCCATTTTGCCAAGTTGGTTGTATGGATTCTGAAGAATCCATTTTAGAGGCTTTTGCCTTAGCACCTTTTATTCCAGCATCTTTTCTCTTACTAGATAAGATTTCTTTTTCAGAAAGCTTTTTATTACAAACTTCTAATAATTTATCATAATTTATTGTATACCACTTAGTTTTATCTCCAGCCATTTTATTAAATACTTTAGATTCTAAAAGGCCATCTTTTTCTAATTTTTGCAAAGTTCTTTCAACTGTTCTTAAGCTTAAAAAATCAAATTCATTTTCATGCCATGCTTTAACAGAGTTATAAGTCCAATACTTATTTTCTTTAAAGTTATTTTTAGTTCTTTTATTTATTTCTAACCAATAATGTATTTGTTGGAAAATAACTGCTTCTTTTAGGCCTAAACATTTTGCTAGTTTTCTATTTATAACAACTGGTTGATCATTGAATAATAATTCTTGTACTGTTAATTCTTTTTCCATAAAAAATACCTCCTTAGAAAACCATATAAAAAATGTTCCCTAAAGAGGCCTTAACACTTGACGATATTATGACTAATAATATATAATTAATACATAATAAAGTGAAAGACCTTTTAGGTGGAGCTCTTTAAGTTGAATGCGGCCAAACATTAGCAACTTAAAGAGTCTTTTTTTATATTAATTTTTCTTATTTCTCGTTAATTTTTTTCTTTATATCCATAATTGTAATGTATTTTCCAAAAGTTATCAACATAAAAATTAATTAACTATTTTTTATCCACAAAAAAACACATCTTATTATTTCTAAGACATGCTTTAATATTTTTCTATTTTATATTTTTTTAAAGTTTCATATACATCCATAATGGCATCTACATTCTTTTTATTCTCTAATGCAAAATTATATTTATGTTTTGTTCTTCCTAACAAATAATCACAACTAACCTCAAAATAATCTGCTATAACAACTAGTGTCTCTATATCTATCCTTCTATTACCACTTTCCCAATTAGCTAAAGCTGACCTAGAAATATTAAGTACAGCTGCAAGATCTTCTTGATTCATATTTTTATCCATTCTTAATTCGGCAATAATCTCTCCTATATTCATAATATCCCTCCAAGGAATATTATAATTGATACTATTAATTAAAGATTGCAAGTTGCGGTATGAAATAATAAATAAATAAAAGTTTCATTATGAAACAAAAAAATTATAATCCAGCTATAAACTTAAAAATTTCTACAGGGTCTAACTCTAATATTAAAGATAAAGTCAGTATTTTGCTAACAGATAGAGATTTAGTTTTTCTAGTTTCTATCTTAGAAATATATGACTGGCTTACTCCCAGATATAAACCTAATTCCTTTTGGGTTAATTTTTTATTAAATCTAGCCTTTTGTATCATACAATAACCTTTTATGCTTAATAAATTTTCGACAATAAATAATATATTTCGAGCAATTAACAAGGAGTTATACATAATATTTTATTTAAATTTTACAAACAGACAATAGATTTTATAAATTACACACATTTGCTACAACTGTAAAAAATATGTCGAAATATTCCTGTCAGGAATACATTTTTGGTTTATAATAAAATTGTGAAATTTACTTGAACAGATGTTCGGGTTAATATATAATTTATTATTAATAAATACAAAAGGAGCGGTTTGTATGGAAAAGACTAGAACTGAGTTAGTGGAATTAATAAAGAAAATTGAAGATGAAAAGCTTCTAAATAATTTAAAATTAATTGTATCTGGGTACATATTAAATAAAAAAAAGTAGAGAAATTATTTTTCTCTACTTTTTTTCATTCTTCTTTTTAAGTCCTTCAACAAGATTAGTAACTATCATCCAGTCTAGTTCATCATCTAGCTCTAACATAGATTTTATAAATTTCTTTTTATAATCACAATCTTCAGCCAAAAGAGCTCCTACTAAATATGCAAACTCTTCGTCTTCTGTCATTGGATTAAACATTTCACCATTGCCATTGCGCAGCCAATCTTCATTAACATTATATGTAGAGCATATTAAAGACACATTCCTATCTGTTAAATTAATTATGCCATTTTCTATATTACCTATGGATGCATTACTTAGCCCTATTTTAGAACCAAATTCTTGTTGAGTTAACTTAAGAGATTTTCTTAACTCTCTTAATCTTTTATTCAAAAGAATCACCTCAAGATAATTGTACAATCAACAAATTCTATTGTCAAGAGTTTGCAGGAAACGAAACTCTAAAAATAAAACTAAAAATTCTTGACAATAGGAAAAATGTAAAATAAAATTAAATTAACAAGAATTTTGGAGGTGGATTTATGGACATAGAAAAGAAAGAAGCAATTTTAAAAGCTAATTTGCAAATTTTTGACGAATTGAATTCTGAAGATGTTAATTATGTCTTAGGATATGTAAGTGGATTAGCAAAAGCTAAGGAATTGTTAAAGAAAAAAGCATCTTAATTAAGGAGGAGAAGAAGTGGAAAGTATAAAACATATGCATAAAGATGTTGTAGTAACAAGAAATAATGATGGAGAGTTAGTTGTAACAAGTAGACAAGTTGCAGAGGATTTTGGAAAACAACATCAACACGTAACTCAAGCTATAGAAAATCTCATCAGCGAGAATTCGCTTTTGAAAAGTATGATGATGGAAAGTGAATATACAACTGAAAGAGGAAGGAAGTATAAGGAATATTTATTAACCAGGGATGGTTTTAGTTTATTGGTAATGGGATTTACAGGTTCAAGGGCATTAGAATGGAAGCTTAAGTATATAGAAGCATTTAATAAAATGGAACAAGCTATTAAAAATCCTTATGGACATTTAAGTAAAGAGGTACAAGCTATATTTGCATTAGATCATAAGCAACAACAATTAGAGGTAGAAGTTAAAGAACTTAAGGATGGTATGCCACTTTTTAATGTTGAATGTAAAGAGCTCCAGGCTTTAGTTAGAAAAAAAGGGATAGAAGTATTAGGCGGTAAAGGTAGTCAAGCTTATAAGAATAATAGCCTAAGAGGTAAGGTTTATGCAGATATTCAACATGAATTAAAGAGAGAATTTCAAGTTACCAGGTACGAAGCTATCAAAAGGTGTCAGTTAATTAAAGCTAGAGAGATAATTGCAGATTATAAAGTACCTTTCATGCTTAAAGATGAAATTATAAGAGTTAATAATCAAATTAATTTTAAAGACGTGGTTTAAATGATAGGCAATAAAGTATGCACAGCAATACCATATAAAACTTTTAAAGAGAAAATAAGCTTAACAAAAAGATATTCAAAATATACTGTTGAAGTTTATGAAAATTATATATTAATAATTTATTAGAATTGGAGGATTAATGGAAGGTTTAAATATATGGGGCATATGCACATTTGTAATGCCCCTAGTCTTAGTAATAATTATTGGGTTAATGATGATTATTGTATCTACTGTAGAAGGATTAAATAAGTTAATAAAAAAATAGGAGGTACTTATGGAAAATTTAAGAGAACAACTTTATAAAGCCATTGAGAAATATGGAATAGGTGATGAAAGGACTATTGCTATTAGTGAAGAGTTGAATAAGTTTATTTGTAGGGCTCAAAAACAATATTGTTAAAGTTAAGCATGAGGGAGGTATTGCTTAGTGACAAAATCAATTAGTCAATTAAAGATATCTGAAAGAAAAAAAGTAATTATTAAAAGAATAGATAAGTTAGAGCAATTTATTGCAGAAGAAAATACACATAACCTTGCTAAGAGGGCATTTGAAATTAATTTAAAACACTTAAGAGAAGAGTTTAAAGAATTAGAGATATTGGAGAGGAGTTTATTAAATGAAGAAGCTTAAGAAGTTAACAAGAGAGCAAAAAGGGTTTTTAGCAAATAACGGATTAAATCCTAATGATTTTCTAGTAGAAAGAGCAACTCCATATGAATTTGTGTTTTGTAATATTCATACAAAAGTTTTATGGAATTTTAGAAGATAAAAGAAAAAGGACGTACCACACCGACCAAAGTTAAGGTTTGTCCTAATAAAAACATTCAAGTTAATTATAGCAGAAAGGAAATAAAAATGGGAGCTGTAAAATGGATAAAAATTGTTACGGATATATTTGATGATGAAAAGATGCTTTTAATAGAAAGCCTTCCTAGTGCAGATAGCATTATTGTTATATGGTTTAAGCTTTTATGTCTAGCAGGTAAAAATAATAATTCGGGAGTATTTATGCTGAATGATAGGATTGCATATACTGATGAAATGTTGGCAACTATTTTTAGAAGAGATGTAAATACAGTAAGATTAGCATTACAAACTTTCGAGATGTATGGAATGATAGAAACAATTAATAGCACAATAACTATTCCTAATTGGAGTAAACATCAAACTTTAGACCAGTTAGAAGAAAGAAAAGAGTATATGAAAGACTATATGAAAAAGTATAGAGAAAAGCAAAAAATGTTAAGTTCAGGTAAAGTTAACAGTAAAGTTAACAGTAAAGTTAATGTTAACTCCCTAGAAGAAGAAAGAGAAGAAGATGTAGAAGAAGATATAGATATTAATAATATATCTAAAGATATATTAAGTAGTAATAAATTACTACCAGTAATTGAAGCTTGGAATAAATTAAGTTTATCTAAGTTAGTAGCAATTAAACCTAATACAAATAGATACAAGATGTTAAAAGCTAGAATTAATGAATTTGGAATAGAAAAAGTAATTGAAGCAATAGAAAGTATAAATAATTCAGATTTTCTAAAAGGACAAAATGATAGATCATGGGTTATTACATTTGATTGGCTTATAAAACCTAATAATTTCACTAAGGTGCTAGAAGGGAATTATTTAAATAAAGGAGGGAATATGAATGGACAACATAACAACAGGAAACACAGTAATAGATGGGGTTCTGGAAAGGATAAGACAAGCTTCAACGTCAACACAGAAAGTCAATACGGAGAACTTAGTGACGAAGATAAACAAAGAGCAGAAGAACTCATATAACTGCCAAATATGTAAAGATACTACATGGATACTTGATAACACAGGGAGAGTAGTAGAAAGGTGTAAGTGTTATGAAATTATAAAGGTTAGGGAGCAATGGGAAGCTTCAGGACTTAAAACAGATGATTTAGATAAAACATTTGGAAGTTATAATCCTTGGAATGATTTAACTAAGAAAATGAAAAATACCACAACTAATTATTATTTAAGGTTTAAGGAAATAGAAAAGACTAAGCATAATTCAATATTATTTTGTGGACAACCAGGTTCAGGGAAAACACATTTAAGCATAGCTTTAGCTAATAACTTTATTAAAAAAGATAATAAGAAAGTAGTGTACATGCCATATAGAAGTGTTATTACTACCTTAAAGCAAAATATTTTAGATAAAGAATATTACAAGGGTTTAGTTGGTAAGTACCAAATGGCAGAAATACTTTTAATAGATGATTTATTTAAAGGGAAGATAAATGAAACTGATATTAACATAATGTTTGAAATAATCAATCATAGATACATTAATAAATTACCAATCATATGTAGCACAGAATATTTAGTTGAGGAAATGTTAAGCTTTGATGAAGCAATTGGAAGTAGAATTTATGAAATGTCAAAAGATTTCATAGTTGAGATTAGAGGTAAAGAAAATAATTATAGACTTAGATAATAAGTGTTATTAATGCTTAAAGCATTTATATAAATAAAAAAATATTAAAGAAAGGAGCTTTGGACAGGCTATTAAAAGTAGTGGGGATTACAGATTTAGAATGTTTAAGTTCATTTCAGAGATATTTATTTGGAGTAGATCATGAATAAAAAGGAATTAGAAGAAGGGTGAAAATATGGAAATAACTTATGTATACAGAGAAAGATGGAATGGAGAATACAAAGAAAAAAGATTTGATAGTTATGAAAGCTTAGGCAAATGGGTAGCAGATAATGCTACTGAAATAATAAACATAGATTGTATTCAGGAAGAAGATTAGAGAATAATTTGAAATGTTGATATATGTATGGAGGGAGTTTATGAATAACAATAAAATGGATTATTTTGGGTGTGAAATAAATTACAGTTGCAATGAATGTGAGTGTTTTGAAAGTGATACGTCGAGCAAAAAGGAATTTTTATGCTGTAAGTATTGTTTTAATAATGTTATTTGTTGTGAAGAATGTACTAAAAACAATGAATCATTTGGAGGAAGAGCAATGAAGTTACCAAAATATAAAAGAGAATATTGCTGTGATGAATGTGGATTAATATGGTTTGCTGAAACTACAACATCTAATTCTACAGTTTGTCCAGAGTGTGGGAATAGTAATAGAAAAGGACTTATATATGCTTGTGATAGTATGGCTTATGCATATGCTTATAACTCTATAGTAGATATGTTAAAGGAAAAAGGTAAAGAAATTCATTTTCATGAAGGACATCCTAAACATCAAAAAGAGCAGATGAATAATTTAATGAGAGGTAATGATTAATGTTAGTAAATACAAGCAGTTTATTTAGAAAAATGTTAGTCACTCCAAGATTGAATCTAAAGTGTGATGATGTAAAAATTAGATTATGCTATGTATCTAATGATAGTGGTAACGGATGGATGATTGAAAACTTTAATAATGATGGTAAAACAGAGTGGTTAAAGGGGAAGAAGACCAAGGAAATAGTTGAAATGATAACTGAAAAATATAATGAGATAAATATTACTTGGAGTAGATCTTGGTAAGTAACAATTTGAAATTATTGTTCGCTAGAAAGGAGGATTTATGAGTAAAAATAAAAGATGGAAAAGAGAAGCTAAAAGAATATACGGTGAATGTTGTAATGTAACGCATGATGTATTAGTAATTGATTGTAACACCTGTAAATATGTAAGAACATGTTTTAGCAAAAGGTTAAATTGGGGTGGTAAATATTGTGGAATAAGGGAATTAGAAAGACGTTGCAAAAAGTAGCGAATAATTCATTTATAGAGGTTTGAAATTATTGCGAGTTAGTAAAAGGAGAAATAAAAATGAGAAAATTTATAGTTAAGGTTACAACCACAAAAGAGTTTGAAATAGAACTTGATGATGAAAAAATAACAGAGGAATATTTGGATAGTTTTGAATCAGTTTTTTATCCATTAGACGAAGAAGATGACAGAATTAAATCTATGGCAGGAGATTATTGTAGATTAAGAGCAAAGTTTGGTCAATGTTTTATAGAAGGTTATGGTCATGTATTGGAAAGAGGTAAAGTGCCATTATCAGCTAAATTAAATAATGACAAACCCAATGATGCAATAAATATATTAGATTACTATGGTGATGATGATATTGAAGTTTATGAATTATAGTTCACAATTCAAAAATTATTGTGAAGAAAAAGGAGATTGAAAGATGAGAGTATTTGATTATTTACAAGATGAAATTAGGGATGTTAAAGAAATTA